GTTCCAACTGGACACTAAATTTGCGAGGCAGTTCAACAACATCTCTTGTTAACTTAGTATCAACAGGAGAATCATTAACAATTGCAATGCTTGTAACAAACGGAGCAACTGCATTTTATCAATCAGCTATGCAAATCGACGGTACTGCAGTAACATCTGTAACAAAATGGCAAGGCGGTACTGCACCAAGTTCTGGTAATGCATCAAGCGTAGATATTTATTCAATTACAGCAATCAAGGTAGCAAATACTTCGACGGTAGCATCAGCATTCACAGTATTCGCAGCACAAACTAAATTCGCATAAGGGGTAGGTTAAATGCCAATACTTGGATCTCGTGGTGGCGGATCGGTTAGAGGGTTTGGTAGGTTTGGTGTTACTCCACTTGTTGTTGATTATCTTGTAGTTGCTGGTGGTGGTGGAGGAGGCAGGTCGGGTGGTGGTGGCGGTGGCGCAGGTGGCTACAAAGAATCAAATCTTGAAGTTGCTCTGGCTACAACGTACACTGTGACTGTTGGGGCAGGTGGTTCAGGTGGTTCATCTGGTGGACTACAAGGTGCAAATGGTGAAAACTCTGTTTTTTCTACAATTACTTCCACTGGTGGCGGAGGCGGTGGTGGAGGAACAGGGGTAGCAGCAACGGGTGTTGGTCAAAATGGTGGCAGTGGTGGCGGTGGTTCAAATGGTGGTGTTGGTTATTTAGCAGGTGGCACTGCGACATCAGGTGAAGGAAATAATGGTGGGTCTGGTAATACAGATTTTGCCACATTTACAAATGGAGGCGGTGGTGGTGGAAAAGGCTCTGCTGGAAGTAATGCAGGAGGTAGTGGCGCTGGCGGAGGTGCTGGTGGTAGTGGTTCTACATCATCAATTACAGGCTCATCGGTGACTTTGGCTGGTGGCGGCGGTGGTGCGGGTCAAAGCGGTGCCAATGGAACTGGCGGCACAGGTGGCGGTGGTAATGCCCAAAGCACAAATGGTTCCAATGGTTCAACAAATACTGGCGGCGGCGGTGGTGGTGCAGTTTCTGGTGCTGGAGGAGCAACAGGTGGCAACGGCGGTTCAGGTGTAGTTGTACTTCGTTATTCTGGTTCACAAGTCGCAACTGGTGGAACTGTTACATCATCTGGTGGCTACACAATTCACACATTTACTTCATCGAGTAATTTTATTACTGCTCTTCCAAAAGCAACAGGTGGAACTATTACTTTTGATGGTACTAACTTTATTCACACATTTACTTCATCAGGAGACTTTACTCCTTCACAAGCATTATCAAATGTTCATTATTTAGTTGTTGCTGGTGGAGGCGGCGGTGCTTGCGGAGGCGGTGGAGGTGCTGGTGGTTTGCGCTCAACTGTGACCGCAACTGGAGGTGGTGGCTCACTTGAATCTGCTCTATCTCTTACTAGCGGAACTTACACAGTCACAGTAGGTGCAGGTGGCGCTGGTTGGTCAAGTGGGGCCATTTATCCTAGAAACGGAAGTAATGGTTCTAATTCTGCATTTTCTACGATAACATCAACAGGCGGTGGCGGTGGTGGTGGACTAGACGGCGGAACAGGGTCAAATGGTGGCTCTGGCGGTGGTAGCGATGAAATAAATAGTAATGCTGGAACTGGAACTGCGAATCAAGGATATGGCGGAGCAAAAGGTGCTACAAGAGGTCCAGCACCTTCATATAATTTCTGGGCTGGTGGCGGCGGCGGTGCTGGAGCCGCAGGTTCAGTTGGGTTACAACCTAATGGCGGCAATGGTGGAAATGGTGTTGCGACATCAATTTCTGGTTCTTCCGTAACTTATGCAGGTGGTGGCGGTGGTGGTGCTGGTTTTTCAGGACAAACTGCTGGTGGAACTGGTGGAACTGGTGGCGGCGGCACTGGTGGCGTAAATAGTAATGCGGGAACTGCTGCTACTGTAAACACAGGCGGTGGCGGTGGAGGCTCAGGACACAATTCATTTCACGGCGGCAACGGTGGTTCAGGAATTGTTATCATTCGGTATGCCGCATAAGGGAAGAATATGAAAAAAGAAACTAAAAAAACATCGATCTACTCATACTCAGTTAATATGACAGTTCATATTATTGCTGATACAAAAGAGGAAGCCAAAAAGAAACTAGATGAACAAGGCGGTATCGTGACAAAAAGAGAAGTAGAATTAGTAGATACACAAACACTATACGGACAGGAGGAAAACTAAATGAGTCACTATGCAAAAGTAGAAGATGGCATTGTTACACAGGTCATTGTTTGCGACAGTCAAGAGTGGTGTGAGAATAATCTTGGCGGTACTTGGGTACAAACCTCATACAACACGCACGGCGGAGTAAATAACCGTGTAGGTGGAACTGCCATTCATAAAAACTACGCTGGTATTGGTTATCACTTTGACGGCGTTGGATTTTATGCTCCACAACCATTTGCTTCTTGGACAAAAAATGCTGAAACATATTTGTGGGAAGCACCAACACCGATGCCAGCAGAAGGCAGATGGTCTTGGAATGAAGAAATCCTGTCTTGGGTTGAAGCCGAATAGCACAATCCCCCAAGATAGTTCTCTAGGTTAGATGGTAGTGGGCTGGAAGATATAAGATCTAATAAAAATACCCCGCATATTTCAGCGGGGTATGTTTTATTCCCTAAAATTATTCAGGGAATTTATGAAGCCACTTATTGACAGCACCTTTATTATAAGATGACCACGAACTCCAATCAGTACCGCCTTTTGTCATGTGATACACGATCTCAGCGTTCTTGACTGGGCTAAACAACTCGGCATTTAAATCAAGATCAAACTTATGTCGTCTGTCTGGACCTAAAGTACCAAGCATATTAATTTGGAAGATGCCGAATGAGGAATCTCCAGTTTTGGTGTTTCCATTGAAGGCAAATGGCCTTCCATTAGATTCAGCCTTAGCTACTGCCCAAGCAGTTCTAAGACCTTTTCTTTTGAATCCTACCGCCTTTAGTAATTCAACCAACTGTGAGTCAGTTAAACTTGTAGCATTCTCATATTTTTCAAGTATCTTATCTTTATTAGGCTTAATTAGCAAAAGAGCCGCTTTGTGGGCGGCGACATTGGCTGATTGATTAACCTCACTAGATAAATTGTTCTTCACAAAAGCATTTGCTTGTGGTACTAAAACCATAACCAAACAAAACGCCGTTGTAAGAACCCCCGATAGTATTTTCTTGTCTCTCAAGTTTTCCTCCTAGAAACGCAATAGCACCATTTTACGGTGCTATGCACCTAGTATAACACAAAAAATAGCATTTAGTCAAGTTATGGAAGTGCTATAATATAAGAACTATGCCAGCGGAAACAACTAATTATGATTTACCGTATCCATTAGCAGCTGATCCTGTCAATGTACACGAAGATATACAAGTTTTAGCAGAAGCAATTGATGCTATTTTACCTGACCTTGGACTTCCCTATCTTACATTAGAAGTTTCAAATACAAGCGGTGTAACAATAACAAAGGGCGATCCTGTTTATATTATTGGACATGGCGCAACAAAACCAAGAGTTGCAAAATCAGATGCAAGTACATTATCAACATTTCCTGTAATTGGTTTAGCTGAAGCAACTATGACAAATACATCTGACGGCGTTGTTGTATTAACAGGAGTGTTTAATGGAGTTGATACTTCTTCATATACCGCTGGAGATAGGCTATATGTTGCAGCAGGTGGTGGACTTACAACAACACAACCAACAACTGGTGGTGGCGTAATTGGCGTGGTAGCGAAATCAGCAGCATCAGGCACAATTATTGTTGGTGCAAATAAAGGTAATGGGACTTGGGGATCAATGAAGGCAGGACTATCATGACAAATTATAGAGGCGCAGGATCCGAATCATTTTCAATTGGTGCTGCTCCACCAAATATTTCATGGACTGTTGTTCGTGGAGATACAGCGGCATTTAGAGTATATGTAACAGATGAAGATCGTAACCCACTTGAAATTTCAGAATGGGATCTTGCAATGGACATTGTTAGAGAAGGATCAACAAGCGATACAGTCATAGTTTCTCTAGCTCCAGGAATAACTGCAGATGATGAAGACGGAGAATTTACCGTAGCCTTAACTGCTGACGAATCAGACCTTTTAGAAACAGATGATATTTTTGACATTCAACTATCAGACGCTACTAGAACTTGGACGGTAGCAAAAGGAACAATAACAGTAATTGAAGATGTAACTGGTCCTTACGAAAGTTAATTATGCCAGTTGCTAAGGTTGAAAATATTGAAGGTCGCAGGGTATTTGTAAATACCGTCAATTATTCTAAATCCAAAATATCTAGCATAGGATCTTATACAGCAGAGATCAAAGGTATCTATCCATTTAGGGTAAGGTTTGAAAATATTGGTGTTTCAATACCACCGTCGCAAGGAATTGGTGTAGCAGTCATTGGTAGCACCTTTATCATTTTATGATATAATCATTAATTATGGCTATTATTCCCATTACCACACTTAAAAGCAAATTTGAAACTGGTGATATTCCAACAGGAGCAGACTTTGTTGATTTAATTGATACCACTTCATATCGTGCAGATTCTTTAGGCGGGGATGGAAACAACTCAGTAACCATAAATGGCATAGAAACTTCACTAGTATTTGACACAATAGATACCACAGTTTTTAGAACTGTTAAATATTTAATTCAACTATCTCATGCTTCAAGCGCTTCATATAGAAGCACTGAAATAAACTTGGTTTTTGATGGTACCAATCAAAATATAACTGAATACGGTTCAGTTAAAAACAATGCTAGTGATGTTGGAACGCTTTCGGCATCATTAAATTCTGGTACAATTAGCATGACGGTTACCCCCGTCTTAAGCCCGATGACTATTCGGTATTACCGCACTGGTTTGAAGGCCTGACCCTTATAAGGAGAAAAAAATGGCGACAGTCGACAAAGCCTTCCGAATTAAGAATGGTTTAATTGTTGAAGGTAGTACGGCTACCGTTAACGGTCAAAACGTTCTTACAGAAGCATCAACATCATTTTTAGCAGAGTATGTTGCAGATACCGTAGGAGCAATGATATCAGGTAATACTGAATCTGGTATTTCAGTAACTTACCAAGACGCAGACAACACACTAGATTTTGATGTTGCAGATTTTACAATTACACTTGGTGGAGATCTTTCAGGTGCTGTAACAATTACAGATCTTGCAAACGCAACTCTTACCGCATCTATTGCAGCAGACTCTGTTGCACTTGGCACAGATACAACAGGTAATTACGTAGCATCTGTTACATCTGGTACAGGAATCACAATTTCATCTGGAACAATTGGAGAAAGTTCTGCAATTGTAGTAGCAAACGATGATAAAGGTTCTTCACAAAATATTTTCAAAAATATTGCAATTACAGGTGGAGCAACAATTGCAGCAGATTCAAATGATGACACTGTAACTCTTACTGCTGGAACTGGTATTACTCTAGCAGCAGCAACATCCACAGACACAATTACAGTAACCAACAGTGGTGTTACACAACTTACTGGAACTGCTAATGAGGTTGAGATTTCTGCTTCAACTGGCTCAATTACAGTTGGTCTTCCAGATAATGTAACAATTGGTAACAACCTAACTGTTACTGGAAACTTAACAGTTAATGGAAGCACAACTACTCTTAATACAGAGACTCTTGCTGTAGAAGATAATTTAATTCTTCTTAATAGCAACGTTACAGGTGCTCCATCACTGGATGCAGGTATTGAAGTTGAGCGTGGTAGTTCAACAAATGCATCTCTATTCTGGAATGAATCAGATGATAAATGGTATGCAAATGATTCAACTACTTCCAAGGCAATTGCTTTGGTTGGAGATGCAACATTTAATAACTTTGCAAATTTTACAGACGGTACTCAAACAGCAACTCCAGACAGTTCAAATGATACATTTACATTTGCTGCTGGAACTGGTATTGCAGTAGCGGTATCAACATCTGCTGACTCCTTAACAGTTACTAACGTAGGTGTCACAGGATTGACAGGAACAGCAAATCAAGTAACTGTATCTGCTTCAACTGGATCAGTAACTCTGTCTTTACCACAAAATATTCACACAGCAGCAACTCCAACATTTGGTGCTTTGACTCTTACAAATGCTCTGAGCGCTAGCGCTGTAACTCTTACAGATGCTCAAATAGGAACAGCAACTGCAACCGCTACAACCAGCGCAACAGTTATTGATTCATGGTCAGCAACAACTTATAACAGTGCAAAATATCTTGTTCAAATGCGAGTAGGAAATGATATTGAAACTATTGAAGTGCTTATAAATGTTGATGGAAGCAACAATGTTTACATTACAGAATATGCTGATGTTATTAGCAACGAACAACTTGGAACAACTGATGCAGACTACAGTGGTGGCAACGTTCGCCTAAAGGTAACTGCAGCAGGTGCTGATGTAGAAGTAAAGGTGCACAAGACGCTTATTGAAGCGTAATGTGACCACGAGGGGACAGTGAACTTCAGTGGCAACAACGAATAAAGATTTTGTCGTCAAGGCAGGACTTAAGGTTGCTACTGGAGTTACCTTCCCAGATAATACTACTCAGACTACTGCTTTTACTGGCGGAGGATTAACAGTAGGTGATTCATTCCCAGAATCACCAAGTAATGGTGATTTATTTTTATATACAACAACGGAACGAATTTATTTTTATTATAATAGCGAGTGGACTCCTGTTGCAACCTATCTAGATGCTCAAAGAGAATATGATGGAAATGGAATTACATACCCAACATTATTTGCAAAACTAGACGGTGGCACTCCAAGCACCACATTTGGTAATGCTGTTCCACAAGCTGACGGGGGTAGTCCAAATGAACAATTCTGATATAATGGTTTTTAGCGAGGAGAGGTATTAATGGCAACAAGAATTCAGGTACGTCGTGGAACTGATGCTCAATGGAATACTTCAAATCCAACTCTTGATGCTGGAGAATTTGGCTTTAACACAAGTACAAATCAATTAAAAATTGGTAATGGAAGTACCTCGTGGAGTGGTTTAGATTATTTTGTAAGCGAATCTAGTCTTAACTCAAGCCTTGGAGACTATATAGAGCTGAGTGATAAAGGTGCTGCAAACGGCGTAGCTGAGTTGAATGCTAGCTCAAATGTCTTGACTTCAACTAGCATTATTTTTGAAGGTGCTACAGCAGATGAGTATGAAACAACCCTGACAGTTACAGATCCTACTGCGGATCGCACAATCACAATTCCAAATTCATCAGGCACAATTGTAGTTGCCGATGTTAGCGGAAATGTAACTATTTCAGGAAATCTAACTGTAACTGGAACTACTACCACTGTTGAGTCTACATCTGTAGTACAATCACTTGTTTTTGAAGGTGCTACAGCAGATGACTATGAAACAACCTTAACACTTGTAGATCCAACCGCAGATCGCACAATTACTCTTCCTAACGTTAGTGGTACTGTTGTTACTACTGGTAACTTCCCCGCATTAACATGGGGACAAGTTAAATTGGGTGGACAAATCTAATAACTACTTTGCTAAACTAAAAGTACTCAACCTTTAGTTTAGATTGATTGTTTAAAAAACAACGTAAATTATAACTTTTCTTTATTTAAACTTTGTGCTATACTAGACACTACTTTGCGGTTTGCAGAGTTCTTATAATATTTTTTGTGGAAAGGTAGTTAAAAACAAATGTCAGATGTATTTTCTTTTCGCCTATTAGATGAATTCGTAAATAAATATAAGAATGTTGAGCCTCCTTTTGGGTTTACCGACGCAGGAAATAATTCTTTAGGTGAAATCACATTCATCCGTACCTACTCTAGGGTCAAGGAAGATGGGCGTAAAGAACGCTGGTATGAGGTTTGCAAGCGAGTAATTGAAGGAATGTACTCAGTACAGAAGAATCACGCCAAAGAGAACCGTTTGCCATGGAATGACAATAAGGCACAGAAGTCTGCTCAAGAGGCCTATGATCGCATGTTTAGCCTTAAATGGACACCTCCTGGACGTGGTCTATGGGCATTTGGTACCCCCATGACTATGGAGCGTAGAAACTCTGCTGCCCTGCAGAATTGTGCGATGGTATCAACAAGAGACATTGACCGTAATGATCCAGGTGCATTATTTGCTTGGGTAATGGATGCCTTAATGTTAGGTGTAGGTGTAGGGTTTGATACATTAGGTCAGGATAAAGGGTTTGAGATTTATGCAAATACCGCTGAGGAAATAACATATGAGATTCCAGATACTCGTGAGGGTTGGGTAGAGTCTGTACGCCTTGTTCTTAATTCATATCTAAAACTAAATCAGGCAAGGGTTATGTTTGACTATTCTAAGATTAGACCTTTGGGCGCACCGATTAAAGGTTTTGGTGGAACAGCTTCAGGTCCAGCACCGTTGATTAAACTACACAATACGCTTCGTAAAGTCATTGGTAAAAGAGCTGGAGAAAAACTTGATAGTCGTGCAATTGTAGATATTGTAAATCTTATTGGAACCTGCGTAGTTGCTGGAAATGTTCGTCGTTCTGCAACTCTTGCTCTTGGTGGTTCTGGAGATAAAGATTTTATGAATCTTAAAAATTCAGAGGTATTTGCAGAACGTAATTCATACGACTCAGAAAATCCAGGATGGGCATGGATGAGTAATAATTCTATCTCTGCTAATGTAGGAACTAAATATGAAGATTATGTAGATTTGATTTCTAATAACGGAGAACCAGGTTTTATTTGGTTGGATGTTGCTCGTGAATATGGTCGTCTTGCAGATGCTGCAGATAGCAAAGACTATCGTGTTATGGGTTTCAATCCGTGTGCAGAGCAACCTCTAGAATCTTATGAACTCTGTACTCTTGTAGAAGTTCATTTAAATAGACACAAAGACAAAGAAGATTTTTTACGCACACTTAAGTTTGCTTATTTGTATGGTAAAACCGTAACTCTTGTTCCTACACATTGGCAGATTACAAATGGTATTATGCAACGTAATCGTCGTATTGGTACATCGCTTA